TCACGCCGGGTTGACGTGCACGGTGCAGTGCTTGACGTCCGGGTAGTCGCGCTCCAGCTCGTGGTGCACGGCCTCGGCGATGACGTGCGCGTCCCGCAGCGGCAGCGCGCCGTCGACCGCGATCTCGGCGTCGACATACGTCCGGCTGCCGAACAGCCGCGTCTTGATATCGTCCACGCGCACGACGCCGGGGGTGCGCTGCATCGTCTCGCGCATGGCGGCGACGGTGTCCGGGTCGCACGCCCGGTCGACGAGCCGGTCGATGCTCTCGTGGAAGATGCCGTAGGCCACCTTGAAGATGAACAGGCAGATGACGATCGACGCGATGGGGTCGAGGATGGGCACGCCGAGCCGCGCGCCGAGCACGCCCGCAAAGCTGCCGATGGACGACAGCGCGTCGGACCGGTGGTGCCACGCCTCGGCCTTGAGCGACACGGAGCGGATGCGTTTTGCCGCCGCGATCGTGTACCAGTACAGCCCCTCTTTCACGCCGATGGACACGACCGCCGCGATGAGCGCGAGCACGCCGGGGGCAGCCAGCGTCTCGCCGCGGACGATCTTCATCACGCCCGCGTAGCCGATGGCTGCGCCGACGAGCACGAGGATGTTGCCCAGCAGGATGGACGCGATGCACTCGAGCTTTTCGTGCCCGTAGGGGTGGCTGGCGTCGGCCGCCTTGTGGGAAAAGACCGCGCCGATCATCACGATCAGCGAACCGAGAATGTCGGACGCCGAGTGCACGGCATCGGCCACTATGGCCGACGAGTGCGCCACGATGCCGGCGACGAGTTTGAACACCGTCAGGGCCGCGTTGCACACGATGCCGACGGTGGACACCTGCATGGTCACGCGCTTGGCGTCATCGGGCGCGGTGGAAGTGCGTGTACGCATAAAAAGACTCCTTTCGCACAAAAAAAGCGCCTGTGGGGCATATGAGTCCCACAGACGCGGTGATATCCTGTCTGCTGCGGCGCGGACGCCGCCCGGCCTTTCGGCCTGCCATTAGGAGGGAGTATAGCACGTGCGCGGCCGGCCGTCAAGCGGTATTTTCGGTTTTTTCACCGGCGCAGCCAGTGCACGCCGGCGCGGTGGAGCTTCGTGCCGAGGATGAGCGCGATCTGCACCGGGACGCCGACAAAGAACACGGCCCAGATGTTATACTGCAGGTACTGAAAATAAAACGCCGTGATCGTGCTCCACACGAACAGGGACGAAAACACGCACTGCAGCGTCGTCTCCCCCTCCCAGTGGCGGGAGAAGAGGAACGCCACGGCGAACGACACCGGCACCGCCCACACGAACGCCATCCAGTACATCTTGCCGATGCTGAACTGCGAGTACAAAAACACGACGACCGCAACGACCCACACCATCGTCACCCACATGGCGGCGATGAGCACCTTCGACATGAGGTAGGCGTCGTGCTGCTTTTCGCCGCCGGACTCCGTCGCTGCGGCGTATGCGGCCGCCACGCCGCCGTCCGTCAGCAGATCGTCCACGCGCAGACCGTAAAGGTCGGCGATGGTCTTGAGCATCACGACGTCGGGCAGGGAATCGCCCCGCTCCCACTTGGACACGGCCTTGTCGGAGTAATTGAACTGCGCGGCAAACTCGGCCTGGGTCAGGTTTTCTTCTTTTCTCAGCTCGGCAAGGTTGGCGGCGAGCGCGCCTCTCACATCATCCATGCTATGAGTATACCACGCCGGGCGTTCGGCCGCAAGAGGCGTGTTTCGCCTAAATCCTGTCATTCTCCCGCTGGTAGAATCGCCTTCTCCCAACGTTTCTACCGCTCGCGCGCGCGGAGGATGCATTTGAAAAGTCCCTGCCGTATAATGAAGTCATGAAGAAATGTGATTTTCCTGACGATATGCACGTCAGACATCACCTGCAAGGGAGACGGATATCATGAGCAAACAGAACTTCCATCTGCCGACCTGGCGGCGCAAGCCGACGGCGGACGAGGCCGCGCCGGACATCGCCGACAGCGAGCTGGTGCCCTCGGAGAGCGCCGCGCGCCCGACACGCCGCAAGCACGGCAAGCGCACCTATGTCATCGGCGGCGCGTTGCTGGCGCTGGCGATCGCGGCGGCGATCATCATTCCCGGCGCGGCCGGCGTCGGCGACGATGACGGCGCCGGCGGCGCGAGCACAACGCTTACCCGCCCGGACGGCGACCCCTCCGGCCAGACCGCGGAGGACAATATCTACATTACGACCGGCGTCATGGATCAGGAGACCTACCGCTCCGAGACGACCGGCCAGACGAAGGCAAAGGTCGGCTTCATCGACTACAACCAGGCCGTGCACAACGTGCGCGTCGTCACGAGCGACAGCGTCTTTACCGAGGCCATCAGCACGAGCATGTTCGTCAAGCTCGGCGAGCAGAAGTACTTCAAGGACGGGGCGATCCTCGTGCGCAAGGCCGATTCCATCAGCGGCGACACCGCCACCTGGAGCGACCAGATCGTGGCCATCTCGCAGCAGGACTATGAGGACGCCTACGGGCAGGACCCGCGCAACCTCAGCAACTACGTCATCAGCCGCGACACGGTGCTCAACCCCACCATGACCGCCAACGACGACGGCACCTACACCCTCACCTTCGACCTCGAGCCGGCCGGCGCGAGCGCGTATTACCGCCACCAGGTGCGCACGTACAGCGGCGCGTCGAAAAGCCCCGAATTCACGGCCGTACACATGGTCTGGACCATTGATGCCAACTGGGACCTCCTGCAGATGGACACCGTGGAGAGCTACGCCGTGTCCATGTCCGGCCTCGGCAGCCTCAACTGCACGAGCACGCTCACCGAGGTGTTCTCGGACTTCGGCGCCGTGACCGACGACCAGACCGAGTTCCAGCACTACCTCGAGACCGAATACGACCCCAACAACCTCGGCAAGCTCTCCGACGGCGGACAGGACACGCAGGCCATCGTGCGCGACTTCTTCCGCCGCACGCCGAACTACAGCCTCACCGTCACGGCCAACGGCCAGTCCTACGGCCTGACGGCCCACGTGGACATTGACCAAACCACCTTCCAGGTGCGCGGCAACGTCGCGGGCGTCGACCTCTTCGCCGCCTACAGCAACGAGCGCGTGTACGTCGCCTTCGGCAGCCAGAAGATCGTCCTGCGCGCGTCCGACACGATCGACGCGGCGCGCACGGTCGCGGGCTACCTCGGCGTACAGATCCCGAACATCTCGCTCGACGCGGCCGGCATGACCGCGCTGACGAAAAACGTCGCCATGCAGCAGACCGACACCGGCATGACCATCCGGCTCAACGACCCGATGATCTCCGGCACCGTTCTGCTCACCAACCCGGACGCCCTGCGCCTGACGCGCGCGGACGTGGCGCTCAACTTCGGCGGCGCGCGCATGCACGTCACCGCCACGCCGTACTACGGCGGCTTCCAGGTGCAGTCGCTCAGCGGCTACACCGATCTGACCGGCGCGCTGAGCCTCGTGAGCCCCCTCATGGACGCGGCGACCGCCAAAACCGCGACCTTCAACGTCGCGCTCAGCGGCCCGCTGAGCCTCTCGGGCACGGCCACCGTGACCCGCACCTCCGGCGGCTATGACGCCGCGCTCACCACCACGATCGACGGCGTGACCGTCACGGCCGAATACATCGGCAGCACGGTGTACGTCTCGGCGGGGAACATCCACGTCAGCGGCACGGGCAGCGAGATCAAAGACCTCGTCGCCTGGGCGGGAAAGCTCGCCGGCGCGGGCGACGCCGCTGCCGCCGGCAATGCCTACGCGCAGTTTTTCCGCGAGCTCACGCCGCAGTCCGCCGTGAACAGCATCCAGGACCTCGCGTGGTCGAATAACGCGCTGCACGCGCAGCTCAACATCGCGGGCAACGCCGTCTCCGCCGCGCTCTCGGCCAACAGCGTGACCGTCACGGCCTCGGGCTGGACGGTGCGCGTGACGATCACCGGCACGTCCGGCTCCGCCACCACGCTGCATCCCACGAACGGCAATTATGTCACCCTCTCGCAGCTGCAGCCCTTCGCCCCCGTGCTCGAGCGCTATGTCGGCGCGCAGGCCATGGGCATGGACGCGACCGTGTCCGTCAACGGCTACAGCCTCGATACCGACGTCGTGCTCTCGCTCGGCAAGCCCGTCGCAGCGCGCGCCGTGTCGCAGATCCTCGGCCGCGACCTGACCGTCACGTTCTGGAACGACCGCGTCTATATCGACTACGGCTGGCACCACGTCGAGGCGTCCATGAACTCGCTCGAGCGGGCGCTCTACGCCGTGCTCACCATCACGCCGGGCGTCGACCGCCAGACCGTGCAGAATGCCATCGAGGCCTATACCTACTTCTTCGAGCACCTGTCGTTTGCGAATGTCGTCGGTGCGATCTCCGCGTTCGGCTATGCCGACGGGGCGCTGAACATCACGGCGAACATCGCGGCGTCGCCGCTGTACATCTCGCTCACGCCGAGCCAGATCACGCTGCGCACGCAGGTCGATTCGGCCACCCTCGCCGTCACGGCCACGCCGGGCAGCGCCTACGCCTCCGCGCCGGATCTGACGCCGCAGGGCGGCAGCTACCGCAATCTCGATGATTTCCTCGCCCTGTTCGGCTGAGCAGGCGCAGCGCATAAAGCTTTACTCCCGCAAGTCTCCCCCGCAAAGTTTTCCCCCAATCGCACAGCAAGCCCCCGGACATTTCGTCCGGGGGCTTTGCTGTAGTCGGGCGGCACAGCCCGCCGCCGAAGCCGCAGGGGCAAGGCCCGCCTCGAATGAGATCCATACAGAAAGCCCTCGGACAACCGTCCGGGGGCTTCCCATGCGCTTCATCCAAAACCCGCCGCGCAGCAGGTCACACACAGCCGCAGGGGAGCTCGAGGGGGCAAGGCCCGCCTCGAATGAGATCCATACAGAAAGCCCTTGGACATTTCGTCCGAGGGCTTTCTGCATCCTCTTTTTCTCCTGCTGCGCATTCAGTGCACGCTCGCCTGCTTCTGCCGCAGGCTCAGGCAGTCGGCGATCATGGCGATGAACTCCGAATTAGTAGGCTTATCATGCTACTAATAATACCAAACCGCTGATATTACTGATTATATCAACCACGAAAGAAATGAGGAATAGAAATGAATGGCAACATAGTATTAGGCCATCTTGAAAAGCGGCTTATGGCCGGGGAAATAAGCGAAGCAGAATACAAGAAGCGCAAAGCGCAGTATATAGACGTGCTGTTTGAACTGTATGTCAAGGACATCATCACCTATGAGGAATTGCAAGAAAAGATAAACGGATAGCAAAAAGGGGTAGACCGAAGTCTGCCCCTTTTCTTTTAATCCGCTATATCCGCTTTCGTATCTTCTACCAGCTCACCGATCAACCGTTTTGCGCTTTCGCTATCGCCGCTGTCAAGCGCAGCCGTTACTTTTTCAAGCTGCCGCAAAAGCCCACGCTGATATGCACGGTGCATATTGTCCATTTCGGTTACTTCCATGATTGCCCGTTTGATAAAGGCATTCACGGTTTCGCCCGTGCTTTCCGCATGAGCTTTTAGCGCGTCCTTGCTGCCCTTCGGCAAAGCAACGGAAATTCGGTCAAGATTCTTGCTATCCCAATTCTTGTTTGCGCTTTTTCTGGCTTCTGAATAATTGGACATAAAATAGAATACCTCCTTCAATCTTCGATTGCCGATATTGTACCACAATATTATGCACTTAACAAGTGTACAATATGCACAACTTATTAAGTGTATCTTTGTGCGGTATTCAGGCTTGCATACACTTAATAAGTGTATTATAATAGAGACAGTCAGGAAAGGAAACCACCTGATAAATCAAGATAAAGGACGGTATCAAAATGGCAGTATTCAAAAGTTATCTAAGGAAGCTTGCAAGGGATTTGAAAGACCTGAAAGCGGCGCTGAAAGAAAAGGATTATGAAAAGGCTGAAAAGCTGCTTGATAATCTGATTGCTGACACGCAAGCGGATATCGAAGATTAACAGCGAAGGGACGGTGCAAACCGTCCCTTTTCCTTGTCAAAACGACCAGCTTTTGACCGTCTGAAAAGTGCGAAATGCTGATTATTTATGCTGGATATTGCCTTTCGCAGCTTTCTGGCATAGAATACAAGCATCTTTTTAAGGCGGTGCAAATATGAGCTTATTTAATCGGTCTAAGAAAAAGAATATTTTTGAGGATATTAACCCGCTCGACATCAGCAGCATAGTCAGAGCATATAAAAGTAAAAATCCGGCTGCATCCGAAGAAGATGCAATCGGTTTTATCAAGAAACTTTCCGAACAGGATGAAGATCAAGAGCATTTAACGGCTGAAGGTGAATTACCTTGGGGTTGGCACACAGCTCACAAAGAAATTATTGACCGTTTGCAATCTGAATACAAGCGATTGCTGAACGCTTGGCTTGAATCCAGAAAGGCGTCTGAACCAAGTCAATACACTGCTCTAAAATCGTTCGTAATTTACATGAATGATGTTAAGACGTTATGTCAGAACGAGGGAGAATGTTTCGTTTACTGGCGTGACGGCTTATTTGATGACGATTATCTTCTGAAGCAAACGGACAGGCTAAAGAAGCTTGAAGGAAAAATGAAAAAGGCATAAAAAAAGAAGGCAAGGGATTATCCCTTGCCTTCTTCATGTTCCAGATTGTCTATTCTGTGGTTTGCTACTTTGATTTTTTCTTTGATGATTTCCTGTTCTTCTTCAATGTGGTATGTGCGTTCCACAAGATTGTTGTGCTTGTTCACACGTTCTTCAAGCCGTTCCAGACGATATGCAAGCAGCGCCTTTGTTTTGCTGTTGCTAGGAATGCGGCAAGCCCATTGCGCCGGGCAGTGTGCCGACAAGTGCCAAAAATGCAACAATAATGGTAGATACGTCAAAGCCCATACGATTTACCTTCTTTATTCAGATTTAGATTTATATCCAACAGCAATCCATCCGACAGAAGTGCTGGTTGTACTGTTTCGGGTGACATAAGCGTCAAAGCCCGTAGCGGTTATATTAGCTGATGCATTTCCTGATACCGATGTCCCCGGCACGGTGGTTATAGCTGTTGTCAGAACCATCGGCACATCTGTATACGGAACCGCAAATGTGACAGATTTTGCGGTTGGAGTATTTGCAACTGGCGTGATAGATTCCACGCCCCACTGGATTAAAAGCCCGTTGGAAAAAAGCACATGGCCTGTCCTGCTTCCATGCGTAACCGCTCCGGATGTAACGAACTCATCCGCGCCGTTTCCGTGCGTCAAAGTTACATTCCGGTCAATGACCATATTTTTCGTGCCGGTCAAATAACGCCAGATTCCGATGCTGTTCAAACTGTCCCAGCAGCCAATTGATGTGATACTGCTGCCGTTGCCGCCATATAGCTTGCAATTATGCACATTAGCCGCTGCCGCCGTTGACTGGAAATACATATTCTTTTCATCGTCTGACCGCTTGTTGCCACCCATAAAAACATCTTTATAGATGGACATATCCAAGCCTATTTCTACTCCCTCGGGAAGCTCGGACACCTTACCAAAGGCAACGGAACGGCCGGAAGCGTTAAAGTCCAGCAGCGTGAACGCCGTTGGTATCTCCACGGTTTTTGCGATCGTAGTGAAATAGTCTTTTACCGACAAGCGCACGTCATACGCCAAATCAACGTCCATGACAGCATCAGTTATTAGCGTAGTTGATAGCGTATATCCTGTACCTTCTTTTAACTTTATCCATTCGCTTGACGCCTTGGCCTTGTATTCCAGCGTATATTTGCTTGTATTTTGGTTTGAAACAGGCGAAATATTGAAGCCAAAGCCAATCTTCCCATGCTTGCCGTCATAGTTTTCCGTGCCGTCTGCCAAGCATCTTACAGCAGATATGCCCCTGATAACCGGCGCTGCATAAGCAATGACTGTCAGCGTTTTTGTGGCCTTTGCCGTGCGTCCTCGGCTGTCGGTAACGATGATCGTGACGGACTTTGTACCGCTGGATAGTGTGCCAGTTGTAGGCGCTGCGCCGGTGTAGCTCTTTCCGTCAACGGTTGTCTTGTACGCCTTAATTGTCGAGCCGAAAGCCCCAGCCGCAACAATGCCGATCTTGACCTTGGATTTACCCTGCACAAAAGCGCCAAAATTAGCAGCAAGACCGGAAACTGTTTCCGTCATGGAAACGGTCGAAATGGTTGGCACAACAGCAGCCGGGACATTCGCCTTGAAAGAAACCGCCTTTGTTCCAATCAGTGTGCTGCCGTTATAGGTCTTACAGGTAATTGTGCAAGTACCGGATGTGCCGGAAGGGATTTGGTTTGCAAGGGTAAGCGGCACTTCCCATGCTTTGCTTGTGCCAAGGCCGCTGCCGATCGTGCCGGTTGCATTGCCGAATTTATAGGTCAGCGTATGCGTAAAGGCGCTTGCCGCCCTCGGCATATTGATTGTAATGCTTGTGCCCATGTTGACGTTGCTTGCTGAAAGCGTCGGCGTTGTAGCTCGTGGAATAGTGTCAAATGTTCCGTTGCCAGATGCCGTGACATCATCATAATACGTGCCGCCCAGCGTAACCTTGATGTCGATGGTAGACGCAAAAGCACAAGTCTTGCTTCCATCAGCGTTGTGTGCTATGGTGACCGTTTTCGTGAACAGTGTTTTCGTCTGATTACCAGACAGCGCCGCAGAAAAAGAAAAGGTGTATTTTGTGCCGTTGATGGTCAGGCTTCCGCTTTTACTTGCGCTGGAATTGATCGTGTAGCTTGCGCCGGTGGAAACGAGCTGCACCTTGACTGTGACGCTGGAAGTGTTATTTGCAACTGATTGACTGCCAACTGTCCAGACAATTTTCATTTGATAGCCCGTTCGGATTGCCTTTGTGATTGTCCCTGTTTTCGCCATATCAACCACCAACTTTCTTGAAGCTAAGGTTGTTGTTTGCCCTTGGAATAAAGGCAAAGTTACCAAGCTGAAGCGAATGCAGAAAATGGCCGTCCGTCACGTATAGCTTATTGTCGGAAAAATAAGCAACTTCAACAGCGTCCTGAAGAAAAGATATGCGGTCGTTGCTGATTTTCAATTCCAGTTCATTCCCGACTTGACCCAGCAGAATTGACCCATCAATAAAGCGGATATATTTTCGGATTTCTTCAAACTCTGCATCTGTACCGGAAGCAACTGCTTCAATGTCGGCGCTGAATTGATTAAACTGGATTTCCACGCTTTCCTTCGTCTGCTCGATCTCCGTGCTGACCGACGAAACAAGTGCGTCCGTATCTTCTTTCAGATAGTAGTTTTCGGCAACGGTTGACTTGATGTTTTCCTCGGTCACTTGTAAAGACGCAAGCAGGTTTTGTTCTACGTTGTAAATGGCTGTAGAAGCTGTTTTAGACGCATTTTCTATTTGCAGTATAATTTCACCCTGCGCGCCGGAAACGCCAGCCAGCGCCCCGGAAATGCCCTCAAACACGCCGCCAAGCGTCAGTTTGTTCGCGCCCGGCTCCAACAGCTTCAAAGACAGCTTTGTAACAAGGAAATTTTGATCTATGCTGTGCGGATTGCTTGTTACTTTGACGTATGTACCAAGGTGGAAGCTGCTGAAAGAAGCGTCCACGGTTGCCAAATCTGCTGCCGTCAATTCGATGGTTTCAGGCTGATTGACAAGACCGTCCAAGTGTGCATTGGCCTTGGTAAGCAAGCTTGTCGCTTCTGTAACATCATCCCATGTATGCGTGACAAAAATCAGGCCGTACTTGTCAGCGCCTTCTTCGTCGATGATGTAATCAAGGCCATCATTAACAGAAGCAACGGTCAGGCGGTTGTCCGTGTCCTTCCCTTCGTCATCCTTTATCTTTGCGCCCAATGGAATCAAAGCAGTTGCAATGTCAGCGCCCTTTCTAATCCGCTTCAGGTCAAGCAGATTCTTCCCGAACGTGATTTTTTGCGGCGAAAGAAGCGTGAAGTCCTGCAAGTAGTCAATGTAGTTGATATAACCTTCATGCCGTATGACGATATACCCGCCCAGCAGATCAACCAGCTTCTTTTGCAGTTCCGTCCACGTATCGACATATTCAATATTCGACCGGACGATATAATCATTCGGGTCAGTGACCGTGACATTTCCGACAGTAAACCACTTTGCTTCTTCCACCTGCGCATTGTGGTTATCAATCAGCAGGTTAAGGAATCCGGCAACTGTCCCGGAATAGTCGTATGGCCTTTGTACGCTGTCCAGCAGAAATGCAAGTTCACCTTCGCAAGTAACGTGCTTTTCGTTGTGGAAGCCAATTTCATCGTCCAGCACACGCCCCCGGAAAAGCAAATAGTCATCCTGATAAACCGTGATAATCGACCGCAGCTTTTGAATGGCGTTGTACTGTGGATGATCGGGATAAACTGTGAATAAGAAACTGCCGGTCTTGTTCAGCTCCAATTCAACGGAAGGGCTAAAAATTTTCAGGCTTTCCAGATTGCTGTTATACAGCGTCAGGCCGTCGCAATATACTCTGTACATATCACAGCCCCGCTTCCTGATAAGAAAACGTGATGCTTCCTGTACCCGTGACAGAAACAGTGTTTTCCCCGGCCTTTAATTCCAGTTCCGGCAGTGTATAGCTCCCGCTCCCCAAGTCCCACACGCTGTATGCGTTATAGACAATGTGCAGGGCGCTATCAGCTTCAATCAACACTTCCGGCACAACGCGCTTGCGGAGATTGGCCAAAGTAATTGCCGTTTCGCCATTTACGGCTTGCGTGACAACAGTTTTTGCCGCCTTGTACTTGTACGGCTCACAATCCGCTTCTATGTTGATTTTGCCGATGCCCTTGGACGATGTAAAGCTTGAAACGTCAAGCCGCCCCACATAGAAAAAATGCGAATCATCGTCAAGGATGACCCGCATTTTTTTACCATGTAAAGCATTTTTAACAGCCGAAAATGTGGCAGGGAATTCCGACTGCGAACCAATTGTTGAAAACTGAAATTTGTGTATCACATTCCCATACTTAGGTTCACCGAAATAGTCAGTCAAATCCAGTGACCCATCAGCCCCCGCAACATCAATCTTCATGGTTTTCACCGTTGGTGCGCCGATTTCTTTCGACGCAAGAATCAAGTGAAAATCATCATACGAATGATAATTGCCGAATGTGATTCCGTTCATTTTTAACCCCCTATAAAATTATGCTGTCCGCCTCCACACGTACACAGACAAGTACGGTGGCATGTTGTTGTGCGCGCCGCCGCCGCCTGCGCCGCCCGTTTTGCTTGCCTCGGCATACCATGTTTTTTTGCTGCCAGCCTCCGGGTAGCCGATTGCCGCGCTCTGCTCGCCGCCCTCGTTTGGATACCACAGGACGTGCTGATGGTTCGGTATCTCATCCACTGTCAGTGTGTGCGTGGCCTCGCCTCCGGTCGCACCGGCTTTATAGGTCGTGCCAGCAGCCAGCAGAAATTTATCCTTGATCTGCACCCACGTGCCGCCGAAAAGTGTTGCTGGGCTTGCACTGTTTACGCTCATATAAATGGAGCCGACCGGGTACACCTTTGACAGAACGGTGCTGATATCCGCGCCGCCGCCTGAGCTTGCGCCGATGTCCGCCTTTATCTCAGCCAGAGTTCGATAGTACAGCCACCCGGCATCGTCCAGCACAGCAATTTTTTCCGGCGTCCGACCAAGGTCACTGGTTTCAGTCGTTTGCAGCCACGTGCCAACGAGATACCGGCCGTACAGGTTGCCGGTGATTGTCCCGCCAGACTTGTCCAGCTTTTCATCCAGCGCCGATTTGTCTGCCTTGTTGTTGAGCGCCGTCTTCATCAACTGCATCAGCTTGTTCAGAGCAATCTGCCCCGTGTATTTTGTCGCCATAGTTATCCCCCTAAGCGTTATTCCACATATCGACGATCTCGAGGATCGTCAGCTCTTCGTCCTCATCTACTTTGCTATCCAGCGCAGCAGTTACTACCTTATTTTGGACTGGATTTGCAGACGTCAGAGACAGCGCCGCGTCCACGTTAATAAACGTTCCACCGCCGCCACCGCCGCCGCTACTGCCGCCGCTTGACCCGCTGCTTGATGTTCCGTTCTTCCCGATCGCGGTTTCGTAAGATACGGACATATAGTCATTTCGGATGCTTACGATTTTTTTGGTAATAGGTACGGAAACGGAAATGCCGGTGACGGTATCAACCGCGCCGACCACATCGCCGACATCAAAGGCATATTCCGCTTCGTTCAAGCTGACTGATAAATTGTCTTGATTTTGCAGCTCTGCCAATCTGGACGCACCAGCTTCAATCAGCTTTTGCGCACTTTCCGCGCTCGGGTAGTCATATACCGCTGCATATTCATCCGCGCCTGTCAGCGTCTGCGTTTGACTTATGCTGCCGCTTGCATCGGCGTATAGATGCACAACCGTTCTGTCCTTTAGTTCACCTTGCCCCAAGCAAATCAGATGATTGACTTTTTTCAATGTCGTTTTAACTTGGAAAGACATTGCATCAGACGAAACGGAACCGTCTTTTGTATGATCTGCGATAGGCGCGGCAGACAAAATTACCTTTTCCCCGTCAAACGACAAAACTAGTTTTCCGCCCACGGATTTCAGCATTTGCATGATTCCGTCATAGCCGGTGACATATCGCGGCATTTTATAGTTGCTGATTTCAAGGCCTGAAGCATAGATATTAACAGTGAAGATTGATGTTAAACCCATCCTTGTAATCAGCGAATTAAGGACACCGTTTGCTTCGTTGTTTAACGTTAAGTAGTCCTGACCTGCGTCGGGACAAATCACCTTGGAATTAAGAATTCCGTGCCATGTCCTACCGGTATATGTCACTTCTCCGGTTTTGGTGTCAGAAGTTACCGCATCAATTACGCCGCCATACTCTGTGCCGATAATGTACACATAGTACCCGGCTTCGCAGCAATGATTATTTGCGTCAACCTTTATCTCAAAATCGTTTTCATCCGAACCGAATGCAAGGTCTAGATCATACGCTTTCATTACGCCAATAGCTTGCATTGACGAATTTGTATAAATCAAATCCATTTCGGTTCGCTCCTTTCATCGTAAAGGATTAACGACCACTGGAAAGATTCACTTCTGCCTATTGTGCTATTACCGCTGGGAATTTTCTTGAAAGTATCATCTACCAACACGCCTTTTATTACGCCGCCTACCATTGTACCGGCTGAACCGCTTATATAAGAAACATAGCGTTGGCTAAAAGCATTATTCTTTTTGCCATTTTTAAGTACGTAAACTTCTTTCGTAATCGAATCAATAACCAATTGTGTGTTAGCTTCAAGCCCATAACTAAGGCCATGAATTGCGCCACCAATAGATATCGTTGTTTCGGTTGTTGATCCGAAGATTGTAAGACGGAAATTCGCTTCGTGATCCAATGGATTGATTATGCCTGTAAGTTCGTTGGTAGTGGAATCGCGCACATAGGTTGCTTCCACTTCCTTGACCCAAAACGGTTCATCAGATAGCAGTTCCAAAGAAACCAGCATCGTTTTCATAGAATCCAAATACCGCGATTTGGACGATGAAGTAACATAGCACTTAAGGTAGTACCCATTGACAAAAATTTTTCCCGGCTGTTTTGCAAGGACATCTTTTTCGCAGCATTCCACCAAAGTATTTCTTTTCTGGATGCCAGCAGCTTCGGTTTCGCAAGAAATAGCAAGATCAATCTTCTTGCTGATGACGTTACGCTTGAAGGAAGTGATTTTCCCGCCGCGCTCGGTGTAGTTCCACGCATAATCATGTAGATCGGATGATTTCACATAGATGCCGCTTTCGGAAAAGTTGATTTCCTCGCCCAAATGATTCTGATATTTTACTGTTTCAAGCATTACGTAACACCCCTAACAAGACGCCCAAATTCACGGCTGTTGATGCTGATCGTCTGCGAAGATTTCAGGCAGTCAAGAATCTGCCGCAGAAGATAATCTGTTTCTTCACTGTTCCGCAGCGTCTGCGCTTCCCGTTTCGGGACAACCATTTCGCCCTTGTGCAGCTCAGCGATATAGCCATCAAAAGGCACATAGTCAAGACCGGACGCATGGGAGCCGTTGACACCTGCAACTGCACCTTTGGCGCTGCCGTTTACGCTAACATTGGCTGACAGCCCACCGAAAAGGCCATTCCAAAGCCCACTAAACCAATCTTTCAGCTTTCCCCAAGCGGAAGCGATGCCGTCAATGATGGAATCCACCAGTTTTGCGCCAGCCTTAAATACTTCAGAATAGTTATTTACAACACCCTCGACGTATTTAACAACAAGCTTTATACCAGCGGAAAAAATCTCCGGCGCATGGCTTATAATGGATTTCACCAGACCGGCAACAAGTTCGCCAGCCGCCGCTATTAGCTTGGGCATAGCGTCAATAAGCCCGGAAACGATGGTCACGACAAGCGTTATTGCCGTTTCAACAAGACTTTCTGGGTCAGATGATATTGATTCGATCAAGGTAATGACCATATCAACGCCGTACTGAATGATTTGCGGGAGCATCTGAACAAGCCCTTGCAGGATAGCGCCAACCATTGAAATACCAGACTGCACAAGTTCCGGCAGAACGGTTGTTACAAGTCCCGGTATTGCCGCAGCAACAACAGGCGCAAGCCTTTCAGCAAGCGAACCGATTCCCGTGATGATTTTCCCAAGTCTCGGCAGGATATTTTCTGCTGCCGTGCCAGTGCTATCAACGAAATTGTTAATCAGCTTGTCCAAATCCTGCGAATCATCGCCGATGCCCGTAAGCAAATTTGTCCATGCAGATTTCATCGCGGAAAGGCTTCCCTGAATCGTGGTTGATGCTTCCTTCGCGGTCGTTCCAGTGATGCCCATTTCCGTCTGCACGTCGTGAATTGCGCTGACAATATCGGCATAGCTGTCAATGCTGTAATTTGTAAGATTGCCCTGCGCAGCATTCAAGGCGTTTGCATCGTCAATAAGGCGCTGCATTTCTTCCTTTGTACCACCATAGCCAAGCTTCAGGTTGTCCAGCATTGTGTAATTCTGCTTTGCAAAACCCTGATAAGCATTCTGAATGGATGCCATATCCGTACCCATTTTATTCGCATTATCAGCCATATCAGTGATTGCAAGATCAGCTTGCTTCGCCGCTGCTTCCGTGTCACCGCCCAAGCTTTGCAACAGTGCAGCAGAAAAGCTTGTGACGGTTTCCATGTAGTCATTGGCTGACAAACCGGCAGTCTTATAGGCGTTGTTTGCGTACTGCATGACAACATCAGCGCTGTCCTTGAATAACGTTTCAACGCCGCCGACAAGCTGTTCATACTCGGCATAGTTGTTAAGTGCGGTTTTTGTCAGTGCTCCGACAGCCGTTGCAGCAGCGCCAATAGCAGCAGCACCAAGTTTCGCGGCCGTAACAAGACCTTTCCCGATCTTGCCGGATAATTTTTCGGCTTTGCTGGAAGATTCGTCAATGTCACCGTTGAATTGGTCTTTGCCTTTCAAAGCAATGGTTCCAAAAATCTTAAACAATTCCAATGGTTATCAGCCCCTTTCCCATTGGCTTTGATATTAAAAAAAGACCATCAAAAAGATGGTCTAACGTGTATTCCCTCGCTGCGCATGGGCAAGCCGATTGGATAGCCCCATATCCAGCGCGGGAAGTAGATTCCCCACAAGCGCACCGGAATCAAGCTCAATGGACTTCGGGATGACCCGTGACAGAAAGTCCATCAGCATCCGGTTTTGGTCGATAAGCGTGTTTATAATGCCGTCGTTCTCGCTTTTTACAGCGTCCTTGACATATCCCTGCAATAGTGATACAGGCGCAATGGCTTCTTTTCCAGCTTCACCGACACCCTGAAAGCCCGCGCGTGTGTTAAAGATCGTTGGCTTATCAAAGATACCACCCTCGGCGTTCCACTTGACGTTGAAGCTCGGAAGCTTACCCTTTCCGGCAATGCCGAAAGGCGCTTTGCCGCCTGACACGCTGATTTTAGGCACTTTCAGGCCGCTGAATATCTTGCCAATTTTCAAGGGGAAGAACCCCTTGATTTTGTCAACGACACCTTTGACCTTATCCCTTGCAGCGTCCATCTTGTCTGTGATAGCGCTTTTGATGCTTTCAAAAGTGGCCTTAACTTTTGCAACAGCGTCTTTCAGATCGTCAAACTTGTTTTTTATCCATTTCACGGCTGAACCTGTCGCAGACTTGATTTTCTCCCACATTTTCAACCAGAAATCGCGGAAGCCTTTGTTGTTGTTCCAAAGGTAGATAAAAGCCGCCACAAGCCCCGCTATCAGGCTTACAACAAGCCCGATGGGATTAGCCCTTAGCGCTGCATTAAACAGCAGAATAGCCGCCCTAACGCCTTTTATAGCCTTTGTAGCGGCAGACATTATAGTGCCCCATTTCAATACCAGAAGAAAAGCGCCAACGCTGACGGTCGCGCCGATAATAACCGCCGCCCAATTATGGATAGCCTGTTTGTTTTGCTGTATCCATTTTTTCAGGTCTTTGACCTTCTTGATAAATGCTTCAAGCTTTGGAACAGCAGCAGTCACCATTTCGGCAACCTTATTTTTAATAGCGGTCAAGATCGGTTCACCGACCCGGCCAAGCTCCGCGAAGGCGCTTGTTAGCTTCTCCTGCGCTCGGTTCGCATCCATGACATCCTTGTTGGTTTTCTTGTACTGTTCGGATGCCTTGGAATATGTGCCGTTCAGCGTTTCCATTATCAGCTTTTGCCGCTCCTGCTCTGTGGAGCACTTTGCAAGCTTGTCATTGAATTCATCTTCGGAAATACCAGCCCAGTTCAAAGCATCCGCAAGCGGGCCAGTTACTTCGCCGACTTTCGCCGTTTCGTTGGCCGCTTCGGTAAGCCCTTCGATGGGCAGAGAATCGCCGAACGTTGCGAAAACGCCGGTACAGATGTCTGTCCAAGTCTGTAAATCCTTTTCGTTATCAGTCATCACCGCAAGATGGTTTGCAGCTTCAACAGATACATCCGTATCGCCAAGCACCGCCTGTAAATCCTGATAGGTCTTTTTGGCCGCATCCGTGGAATGGCCATTTGTTACAAAGGCTGTGTCGAGCTTTCCCATTTCAGTCCGGTATTCCCGCGTTCCTTCAATGGCGGCAATCCACGCGCCGCCCAGCGCTGCGCCCGTTGTGACAATGCCTTTTGCAACGGTTCCGGCCGCTTTGCCGATTTTCTTGAAGGATTCCGAAGTTTTTCCGCTGGATTTATCGGCTTTTGCCGCTGTGTCATCTATGGCCTGATTTGCCTTTTCGTTATCAACGGCAATAGTGCCAAGTATTTTGAAAAGTTCCATAAGGATAACCCCTTTATGCCCGAATGGTCAGCCCATCAGCCATCAGGAACTTTTATCAGATTCTTATTCTTCCGCAAACAGATCATCGCAGATTGCTTGAATGTCTTTATCCGTCAGATCAGCATCCGTGCCTTGGCGTTGCCCGTTGCTGCCGATTCTAAGGACTTTCTTTTTCCAGTCAAGGAACGAATCTTCTGAATAGCTGTGGCAGTACATAATCCATAGCTTCATTTCTTCGTCCTTGTCCATTCCCGCTTTTTGGCGGTCGTATTCCGATTGAAGGAATTCCGTTACAAACTCCCCAAATCGCCCACGGTTGATGTAGGAATTCATCAAGTCCATTGGACATGAATATCTGTGATACATCATGTCCATGAACTTGAATTCACCGATTAAAGCAATTTGGAAAGCGCCCTGAAAAAACTTGCATTCTTCGCATCGGCAACGATGTCCCAGATCATGCTTGGCGTAGTGCCGAACGGCATTTCAGGGATTTCGTCAGCCGGGATGCCGGACAGGTCAGAAAGAAGCGGATAGATTTTGTCAGGGATAGCGCTGACGTTTTTCAGCACGGACACAGCGATTTTGTAAACCACCATGCCGCCGATTTCGTCAACGGACTTTTCGCCGGTTGCAAGCTGCACAAACACATCCGCAAGATCATCCGGAAGCGTAGCCGTGATGATATCCAGCATGGGATAAAAGTCTTTATCCTTCAGTCTGCGCAGCTTATACGGCTTGATTTCTTCCGTTACTTCTTCAGTCATTTCAATGTTTTCCTTTTCGCTCATCGGTTTTTACATTCCTTTCTGGCTGTTAAGATGCAGTTTCGGTGATGTCCTCGGGCGTGGCGGCAGTCCAGCCGGTTGCCTTGCGGATAAAGATTGCATACGGCAGTTTGGTCGTGCCATATGCAATATCGGACTGGCAAGCAAAAGTGCCTTTAAACACGGAATTGTTTTTGTTCTTCGCTTCGGTCGTGAAGCCGGAAGTGCAAAGCGCGTGCTTAAAGAGGATGATAATCGGTCTACCATCCGTAAACTTGCCGTAATAGCCGAAGCCCTCGTAGAAGTGACCGGCGCGAAGTTCAGAGGAAGTTACAACATCATAATTCTTATCGGTAGATTCGGTAATCTTTCCGATAGCCAGATGTGCCGCCAGCTCTGCCGAAAGCTCGGCAATAGAAACTTCCATCTGTGCAGTTTCGCCGACCTTCTGCTGAAGCTCTTTAATTGCCACGGTTGCCCCATCGAGCTCCGGGGCAAAAAATTCGGGCGTGATAGTCAGCGTGCCGCCGTCCTGAGTAGCCCCGATTATAGCCGCCTGAATAGCCTCAGACGTAGGTGCAACCTTCTCATCGTAAGTCACACCCTGAAAATATACGCCAGCCCCGAAAGGGATTTTTGCGGGAGTACCAGAAGTAATGCCGCTGTTAGGCATATCAATTCACCTTCCATTCTTTGATGCTCAAATTGATTTGAATGCTTTTAAGCTCCGCATCCCCCGTGGGGACGATTAGAGCGCCAGCATAAAAAATAGCAACGGCATTGCCGCTGCTTGTGATACCCACTTTGCCGGAAACCCGGTTGAAGTGCTTTTCGATTTTCTCTTTACCGTTTTCAAGGTCAAGCCATGACCCACGTGAAAAGCCGGTAATCATGACGGTCGATTCCTGCAAGCCATCTTCGGTGTACGGTTCGGTTTCCGTGTAGCTGCCAACCCAATAGGGATAGACGATTTCACCCTTGCTGTTACCGCCGTATTCACCAAAGCCATATTCAAGGCCAAGGGATTTCATGGCATTGTCAATGATGCCCAAAACTTCTTTCGACATTTCACTTCATCCCTTCCTTGAAAATCTGTTTTGCGCGGTTGATGATCTTGCCCTTTGTGCTGTCAAAAGCCCGCTGAAGCGTCCTGTTCGGCTTTTTGCCGGTGGTGTGATGCCAATTGCCGCTATCGTCCTGATAGCTCCAACTGCCTTTTCTACCATCGCCTTTGGCCGCATATTCGCCCGTGCCGAATTCTTCCCAGATAGCATTTTGTTCAGGACTTCCAACCGTTGCTTCACCGGCAGATTCGTTCACTCGGTGATTCCACGACCCTTTAAGCTGTCCGGTATCAACACGGCTATTGCGCTTCGCCTGTGATTCGATTTCACTTGCAGCTTCTTCCAAAAACCGAAGTGCTGTTTCATCAACAGCGTCCTTGACTTTTGCTGAAAAGTCCTGAAATTCCACATCTGCCATATTACTGACCCCCTGTGTATTTCAGATAGATTTCAAGCTGCGAACCGCTGCCCATTTCCATCGGATTGTCAATCACCAGAATGTCATACCGCTTGCCGTTAATGGTCATGCGGCTGTTTTCAGCCCGTATGCCAGCGGCAAGCGGAACATAGTCTGCAACGAAAATGTGTGTCGATTCCTGAATCTTGGCGTTGAAAGTGGTGTACTTGGAATCACCTGCCTGAAGGTCAAGCCAGCCTTTAAGCGTCTGCTTGTCAACCCATGACTTCACCTGTTCGCCAATTTCGTTTTTGGACGCGGTGTATGTCTGTATGACTGCTGTGGTGTTGCCGCCGATGCCTTTCATACCCTCAACCCCTGTCCGAATCTCGCTTTCATGTAGGGCTTCAGAAATCCCATCAGGGACTTCGGATATCCCATGATGGAATTATCCCCGTCCATGTTGAAATAGGTCACAGAATGCCGTGAAATCGTTTCAGACGAAACGCCAACCTTGTCGCGGTTGTTCATTTCCCACTTCATCAGATTGGCGCAGCCCATCCGAACATCTGCGGGATAAACAACCTTCGTGACAACGATTCCGCTTTCATCAATCAGGTTTTCCTTGACCGTGACCGTGTTACCAGAAACGCTTTTCACCGTGACAAGGCAATCCGGCATAAGGTCAGATTCTGTGATCTGCAATGTGTCACCAGCGCGGAAGGGAACCACACCATTGCAAACAATGTCATGGTCTGGCATGGACACGGCAACCGCCCTAAAAGCCCGCTGCTGGAAGTTGTTATTGGTGTATGCCCGAATAAGCAGTTCAAGTGCCTGAAGCTTTGCTTCAAGCACCTGATCTACATCATCCGTTGTGACATACTGCCGAAGTTCGGCAACAGTCATAATCATACGGTTTCACCCTTCGCTTTTCTGCCCCGTTTGGGCTTCGGCGCTTCCACAGGTTCAGGTTCAGGTTCAGGTTCAGGCTTGCCGATGCTGTCAAGCCGCCCCTGACACTTTGCCTTGACAGACAGTTCAGAAAGCATGATGAAATCATTGTGGGAAATATTCTCGCGGAATACTTCCCCCAATGTGAAACCTTCATCATCCCATCTGACAGCGTATGCTTTGCCCCCATCGTACAGATAAGGCAAGCCGTCAATGATGATGAATTCCTGCATTTTGGCTCCCCCTTAACCGTTGGACTTAATCATGCCGATTCTGACGTTCTTGGAATTGAACTTCAGGCTGTAGTTCGCGGAAGTGCCCAGCTCGGTCTTGGTCGGGGATTCCTTCGCGATGTTGTCCACGGCCAGAGACAGTCCGTTCGGATGCAGCACCTTGCCCTGCTTGGTATAGAACTTATCCGTACCAGCAGAAGTCTCGGGGTCGTAGTTCGTGGTGTACTGCTTCTCGTAGTTATTCTTGTCGCAAGACAGAATAGCGCCCTCGCCAAGCAGGAAGGTCTTATACACCGGGAAACCGGTAGTAGTGCTGTCCAGCGTGTAGTAGTCAGTCACCTTGACCACCTTGCCGCCGATGGTCGGAAGCTGGATGTCCTGCTTGATAGCGCCGGAGCCGGAAACGAACTTCTCATACTCGACAAGGCCAAGTTTGCGATACGCGGCATAAATCTTGCTGTGCATGACCATCAGGCCAAGGCCACCGGCCATGTCACCAAGCGCAGCCTGTTCCGCGTCAATCAGCGTGGTCGCGCTGATTTTGTTCGCGTCACCGATAGTGCCGGTCGTGACAGACAGGTCAGTGACGTGGGTAGACAGAGCGGACACGCCCAGAACGGCGTTGATGATGTTCATCAGCTCATCTTCCCAGACCTGCGTATAGTAATTCTGAATTTTGCCCTTGATGTAATCCAGCGGCTTCGCGCCGGTAAGCTCACGCGTGAAATCCTTGGCCTTGAAAGCTTTCATGCGCTGAATCATCATGCACGTCTGCTTGCTTCCGGAAATCTCCTGCGGGGTGTTGTCAGTCAGGCCGTCGTTGTTGAGCGCGGCCATGTTGGCATCATGGATGTTGATAGGCGTGTACATCGGGATAGTCGCAACGTTGCCCTTGCTGCCGATCATATCCATGATCGAACCGTCCTGACGGATAACGCCGGACGCAAGAACGGGATTACTCCAATAATCCGCTTCCTGCATCATGTCAGTGAAAACTTCTTCATCGAAAGAAAAACCACCAAAAAGGCCAGTTCTCGCCATAATAAATTACCTCATTTCTTAATTTCCTTTGTACTGGTTGTACAATTCTTCGTTTTCCGCTTTGAGTTTCGAGCGCTCTGCAACGCCCATTTTCCGGAACTGTTCAAGCGTAACAGTCCCGCTGCCACCAGTAGGCGGCAAGCTGCCATCAAGGAATCTGCGGTTACCTTCGTTTTCGAACTGGTTGGGGAACTGCGTTTTCAGCTCGGAAATAAGGTCTTTCCATCCCTTGATGTTGTCTGCATCATCAAGTTCAAGCTTCTTGCCGTCCTCTTTCATCTTGTTTTCAAGCTTGAAAGACAGGTAATCCACATCAAGCGCCTTTTCGGACAAAAGCGCCACTTTGATTGCAGACTTGATTTTCGTCTCCTGAAGCTGCTCCTGAAGCTGCTGAATCTGTCCTTCGTAGCTTGTGATCTTGCCCTGAAGTTCTTCATTGCCCTTAGTGCCTTTTTTCAGGTCGGCAATCAGGCCGTTTGCCGTGTCAAGCTCGGCGGTCTTGCCGTCAAGCAGCGCCTGAAGCGCGTCATACTTGCCTTTGCCGACATACTCGCCGCCGCCAAGGTTGGCAAGCTTGATCTGCTTGTCTTTGTTGGCTTCGTCACCGTTATAGGCGTTCAGCTTATCCGCAAACTGTTGGAACAGTTCTTCGCCCAAAATTGCTTTCAAGAATTCCATGTTTATCCTTTCTTGCCGCTGTTTTTAAGCGTGGTGTCTCCACCGGCAAGCACTTTGTTAAATCCGGGAGTGCGCCGGAAAATGGGAGCAGTTTTAACGCCATGCTCGGGGCATGAAAAAAGCACAGTGCGAAGCACCGTGCCTTTTTATCTACATAGCGCCGCGAATGTATTGCATCCGGCAATACCGTCAGCAGTCAAACCGTAGGCGCGCTGGAACGATTTCAGCGCCGCCAGCGTGCCAGCGCCAAAGATTCCATCCACATAAGCCGTTTTGTGGCCGTGGCAGACAAGGAAGCCCTGAAGCACTTTCACAAGTTCGCCAGTACTGCCATTCCGCAGATTGTTTCGGCGTACTGCTGCGTTTGTATTCGGGCCATAGATGCCATCAGCAGCAACGCCAAGCCCGTGCTGAAGCGCCTTGGTCAGCGCCGCTTTTGTGCGACTGCCGTACAGGCCATCAAGGGTAAGGCCACCGGAATAGTTGCGGTTAAGCCAAAGCTGTACTTCTCGCACGGTGTCAATCTTGCCGTCTGTGGTAGATGGTGTGGACGGCTGAACGGGCTTTACAGGTTCAACAGCGCCGTTAAGCGCTGCTTTCACATCCGCGCGGAAAGTGTCCATGCTTTTTCCGTGCTTCGGGAACCAGTGCATGACATCCGCGTGGTTTGTCGCGATGCCAAGCCTGTAACCTTCGCTGTGACAAATGATGTTCTTTTCCGTAAGACCGAACTTCTTGCAAAGGTACACGCACAGATCAACCGCTTCCTGATAGACCTTGCCGAAGTAATCCGCATCGTTCAGGCCATCTTCACAGATTTCAAAGCTGATGTGTGTGTTGTTTGCCGCGCCGCCAGCGTGCCAGCCGCGATAATCCCACGGCAATGTCTGATAGGTTGCAATGCTGCCGTCCTTCAGTTTGCCAATAAAGGCGTGGACACAGACGGCGCTTCCACCGGGATATTTGGTATTGTAGCTGTTGCCGTTCGGGTTTACGCCAAGCAGACCATCGTCTGGCTGCACATAGCGCCGCAGATTCGGGTTATTTGCGCCCGTGCTGTGTACCATGATGCCCTTGACTGCAATCCGCTGACCGGCCTTGTAACAGGCGTTATTTGTGGCAAGGCACTCATGCAGATTCATCGGTTTCACCTTCCTTGCATTCCGGCAGACCGGCAAGCGAAGTCAGAATTGACAGAATGCCAGCCAGAAGCGAAGCGCCGCCCACCATCATCCAATCAACCTGACTGAATACGGCAGACGTGCCAATGGTTGCAACCGCCGTCTGTGCAACGGTCTTGACCGCACGAACGACAGCGGCCTTAATCCATGTTTTCCAACATCTTTTCATGGTTTGTTCCACCTTTCATGATATTAAAAAGCAACTACCAAAGTTTGCTTAGTAGTTGCTTTCTTACAAAGTTTGTTAAGTTGTTTGCTTATTTGTTTGCTTATTTGTTTGCTTATTTGTTTGCTCCTTAATTTGCTTATCATTTTCGTGACATCACGAAAATGGTCAAAAAGCCTTGAAAACGCAAGACTTTTTAACTTGCCGGTAACTTGCGAACACACGATAAACACACGATAAACGCGTTAAAAACACACGCTGTGCGTTCCAACGCACGAAAAAAGCACCGTGCGGATGCATGGTGCTTTTAGAACAAACAGTTTTCAATTATGTCTTTGCCCTTCAGGGATTCAACCCACTCAGACGGGATTCCTTCAAAGCCGTAAATAATCCCAGCAAGCCCACCGGTAACAGCACCAACAGTGTCAGTGTCATTTCCAAGGTTGACGGCTTCCAGAACTGCATCACGATAATTTTTAGTCGTGGAAACAGCCCACAAAGCCGCTTCCAGAGTGGAAACAACATAGCCGCCCGACTTGATTTCACTCTCGTCAAGCGTGTTGATGGTTCTGAGCCTTTCAAACGGACTTTCGATGCTTTCAAGAATATCTTTCAGCTTTTCACCCCGGAGCAGTGCCCGGACTATATGTACATAGCATACGCAAGCAGCTTTTGAAATATCGTGGGCGTGTGTAATAGCCGAAACCGCTTTGATCTCATCATCACTCGCATCAGCGAAAGCAAGCGGAATAATTCGCATCAGAGAACCGTTTCCGTTCGACCGCTCATCATCCTTGCCCTTGCCAGTGTAAAGAGCTGCGGAAGTCGTGCAGCCGATATCAAACACACGGCCATCAATCGCATATTCTCCGCTGTGCGCCCATGCCCGGAATTTTGCAAGCATATCAGGCACATCAACGCAGCCACAATCTTTGATTGAATCACATGTCGCAAGCGTCATGCTTGTGTCATCCGACCATGTACCTTTTGGCTGATTGTGCGAACCGTAACCGATCATATCAGTTGCCCTAAATGTCCCTCGCGTTTTGAATTCATATGGGACACCAACAGCGTCAGCAACCGCAAGACCGTATATAGCAGACTTTAATTTGTTATCTATCATTTTACCCCTTTTCATAAAACTCGCATTCTTCACCGTCAAACAGCACTTCTTTCGGCTTCATTTCGCCGTCACTCTTGCTGTATATCATACAATAGGATTTGTCAGGCGCGTCCTCGAACGGTGGTTTTCCATGTGCGAATTTGCAAGTCTGACACCACACAGGATTTGGGCGAGTGCATCCCCACGCTTCATTTTCAGATTCAAGGATTTTCTGCTTGTACATTTCCTTTCGCTCAGGATGTTCCTTGAACACCTTTGCAAGCTCAGGATTGCGTTTAATTTCCTGTTCGATTCTCTCATCAATCGTCATGGGTCACACCACCTTTAGCTTTTGTAATTCTTGGTCGAGCCTTTCCATTCTGCCGGGTCTTGCTGGAACTTATCATATCCCAATTCGGGATGAAGGTCTAAGTCAACGAACAGCTTTGTTTTATTGCCGTCTGTTACATCCTTGCCCCAATAGATTCTTGTAATCTCATAAGTGCCGCCACGCTGCAAGATCATTTCGTTTTCGCCTTTTCCAAAAGCGCCAACGTCAGAAGCATACAGCATTTCAGAACCCTTCGGAGCGTAGATATTAAACTTCACAGGCTTTGCATTGAACATTGAGCCGCCGCCTTTATTGACTGCTGTTGAAATGAACTGATGCAAAATACTACTTTTACCGACAAACTGTTGAAGTTCTGCGTCAGTCATTCCTTGAAGCTTATTCGCGTCAACACCAAGAAAACCACCCAATGTGCCAAAGCCTTGACCCGATTGTAACCATACATCATCAGGATAGGTTGACTTTTCAATTAAGGTGGTTAATCCTCTGATATCTTCGCCCTTGCCTTCAAAGTCAATCCAGACATTGTGAGCGCCTTTGTAATACTGCTGTTCCCAACCTGTTCCTGACTTTACCCAAGGTTTTTCAAACCCAGCAAGCGGCCTGTTGTGGCCGCCTGAACCGGATGTATATGTATAGAAGCCGTGATGCTCTTTTCCAGTTGCAGCATTATGTACAGCCTTGGCCGGTGGGTCAAAGTAAGCATCTGCCGAACTGAATCCCCCCGACTTTCTATCAAACCACTTTGCGGCTTGCTTTCTTTCGGGAGAAAATGCATCGGAAGCCATAGCTTTGCTGCTTGACATGATACCACTTTTCTGCAAGTTTGTCAATTTTGCTGTGGTTGCCGCAAGCTGCGTCTGAAGATCATAAAGCTTCTTGCCTTCAGTCTCAAATTCTTCAAGCTGTTCAAGGTACTGCTGATATTTTTTAATGGCATCTGGGTCGGCCGTAGTAAGAAGCTTATTTTCATAGTACGCTTTCTTTGCGGCTATGGAATGCTGCTTTGTAGCATAATCAGCAGTTGTGATATCATCCTTCCATATTCCGCTGTAGGTTTTGATTTCAATGTCATCAAGCTGCTGCTGAAGCTGCATCTGTTCTTTGACAAGCTTCTTTTTCTCTTTTGTTACCAGCTTTTTGTCAAGTTTCTTTTGCCAGTCGTTTTTATTGTCTAACAGTGTCAGGTATTTCGCCTGATCGTCAACACTTGCGCCGAGTGTGAACTTGACTTCATCACCGCCATACGGTGCCAGAAGGTCGGCAATTTCGTTGTCGGCATCATCGATCTTCTGTTTAAGCTTCTTTTCCGTCAGATATTCCTTCTTCGGTTTCGCCGCCTGTTCAACTTCTGCTTGTATTTCACTGGCCGTCAGATATTTCTTTGTGTAATCCTCGAAATTTGCGGTCTTATCCAGCCCGAAGTATTCAGCACGTTCTTTCAACGTCTGAAGCTCACCGTCATCCAGCGCCCATTTCGCCCTTGTATTGGACGTGCAGCGGCAATTGATGACCTCGGCAGCTCCACCGGAAGGGTCACCGGGGAACATCAGACCGTTGGAAAACTTTTCGTCAAGCTCCCTGATTTCTCCGTCAACTCGTGCGTGTGAATCTCTTGTCCGGCCGTCAAGCGAAGCGTCCCACTGCTTGACTACATCACAGCCTTTTTTCTTGGCCGCATACTGCGCATCACGGGAAGATGTCTGCTGAATTCTATGCCCTTCCGTTCGGGCGATGCGCTTCGCGTTGTAAAGACCGCTGCTGGACACGTTGTTGATGTTACGGGCAATATCACTGTAAGGCAGACCGGAAGCAATGCCACGGCTGATCTCCTGCGTGATGGTCTTTTTCAGCTTGGCATAGTTGACGCCAAGATGGTTATAGTAGCCCTCAACAATCTTAGAATCCGTCAGGATAGCCTTGACCGCTGCCGCCTGATCTATCGGCGCGATGATGGGGACACCTTGCTTTGCTATATCGTACATCGTGCCAATATAGCCGGTTTCATAGCAACTTTTCAGATATTTGTCAATTGTGGCGTAATTATCGCCGTGCAGCTTGTCAAGAACACCGCTGACCTGACCTTTAAGCGCCTTTTGATAATTCTGTTGATAGACCTTTGACCGCTTCTGCGATTGCAGCAGCGCCTTGGTCGCATCGTCAAGCCCTTCCTGCGAAAGCGCCTGATCTAATAGGTCAATGTCTGCCTGAAATGACTTGACCTTATCGTTGATGTCCTTCAGCGCCCGTGCGTACTGCTTTTCAAGCTCCTTGATTGCAGCTTCTTCGCTATCCAAAAGGGACTGCTGGACTTCTTTTTCCCACTTATTCAATCACATCACCGTTGCCCTCATTCGGCACAATACCACCAAGCGCTGCCTGTGCCGCTGCTGTTGGGTCATCTTCTGGCTTTGGCACTTTGTCTTTGATATCTTGATAATCAATATCAAGCTGTTCGCAAATCAGTTGCAACTTGGTTTCATCGTCAATCGTTCCGGCAAGATTCAGAATCGTGGTGATCTCCGTCTGCTTGCGCTGGGCTTCTACAAGCTCAATCTGTGCGTTTTCCTGTGCATTGGTCGGGATTTCGCGTTCAAAACAGAAATAAACATCATTCTGTGTATAGCCAGAGCCGTTTTCTTCATTAATTTCTTGCAGCACAACGTCAATCAGCTTGCGTAGAAACGGCTTCAGACGGTTTTCAAGCTTCTTTGCACGAAGTTCCAGCAGGGAATAGGCCGACTGAATAGCAAGGTTTGTAGTGGCCGCTGTGTCCTTCAGGCCAGCAGTATTCAGCGCAAAGCCAAAGCGATAGATATTCTTTTCGTCAACTTCCATCTTCGTTTTCCGCGCTTCAACCGGGATGTCAACGGTCTGGATGTCAACACCGCCGTCATCGTCAAGTCCGATATGCTTCTTTGCCTTGATGTTGGTCATCAGCTCATCGAGATTGTCCCCCTGAAAGCCCCGGATCACATACAGCGCTTCGTTCGTGTCCTGAATGTTATTGGACAGCCCCGCGTTCATAAGATCGTAATCGTCAATCAGGTCTTTGATAGGCGGCAGAGCGGACACACGCTTTTTGTTGTTGTCCATGCGGAAGAACGGAATAAAGCCGTAGCCCATGCCGCCCATTTTCCCGTTGCCGTCCATCTGAAAAACGCTGTGCGGCTGCGGATTTGGCTTTACAGTCTCGTCCGGCTTGATTTCGCCGCCGTTGATACATGTGAAAAACCACACATTTTTGTCATCATAAACCCGGATATTGTCGATTCTGTTTCCTTCATTGTCAATTTTATCTTCGTAGTAGTAGATCACATAGCGCCGCTTATCCGACGTGTACTTTGCTTCACACTCGACAACACCCATGCAGTCAGCCCACTGGAAGCGGGTCTTGCCGTCCTCGTCTTTGTTGGCAAACATCCAGTCAAAGCCTTTGGACTGTACACCGGTAATCGTGTCGGCCAGTTCTGCCATGAATTCATCGTTGTTGTTAAAATACGCGTCAAGCTGTTCCTGCAAGGCGGGATTATCGGATTTAATCAGCCTATCCTTGCCAGATAGGATATACGGAACGATTTGGTCAACAATTTCGGTGAAAAACGGATGCGAAATGCGGATATTGCTTTTCGTCTTATCTTCTTTGACCTCGCCGTTACCGTCTATGTAAAAAATACGATAATCCTTGATGTCGTGCTTGCCCTCGTAGTAGCGCAAACCAACTTTCGCAAGCTGCTTCCGGGTGGAAACTGCATCGTTGTTTATAAATGTCCTAATTTCGTTTGTAGTAAGCACTCGGCCTTCCCCCAATACGTACCTTACTTATCCGTGTCAATCCCGTACCGCTCTGCCATCGCTTTTACGGCAGGGTTTTTCAGCAGTTTCTTCCGCTGCCCCTGATTCAGCGCGTCAAGCACCGTCTGCAGCGCGGCCTTGATCTCCGCGTTGTACGCGATCACGCGATCTCGCAGATCACTCATATTGTCGCCCCCGTCAGCAGCGCATCCAGCGCGTCACGAAGCTCCGCGTTGTCCTGCTCCAGCGCAGCAATGCGTTCTTCGGGCGATGGCTCGGGCGCGGGCATCGCTGCCATCTCTTCCGCCAGCTTTTCAAACTCCGCGACTTCCTCGGCGGTCATGTCGCGGTAGATGCCATTCTCACAAATTTTCACGCTCTCACCCCATACAATACGAATCTGCATCCCGGATAAATCAGCATGCCAGTCCCCCCGATAGATGTAATTGGCTTAGCCAACAGCGTATCGGCGTGCCAAGTAACGTCGATGTTTGTTGTTGTCCCGTACACAACATAGTCCCGGCTAGTGTCATCCGACCATCCTCCATTCCCTGACCTAATTGAACGTTCAATTTGCTGCGCGCCGGATACATCAACCTCATAGACCGTTCCGGTGATGGCGGATTTTGACACTTTAGGCCACACGGACGTATATGCAATCGGCGTCTCCCGCCCAATTGCTTTCCCGTTTAACATAGCAAAAGAAAAATTTGGGATTGTTGTTGCTCCTGTGTATTTGGGAAATTTAGCGCAAAGCCGCGCCTTTACGAGACTAAATGGGTTGCCATCAAAGTCTTTACTAATTGTCAGTACAGTTGCTTCGTCCGCCCCTTCCGGAATTACAATTTCTGCAATCTTCTCCCACTTCTCTTCGCCCCCGCCTGACGGCATATCCACCGGCTCCCACGCGGTCGGCACACCGCTCGCGTCCACGGCTGTGATCTTGGCAATCTGGCCGATCGTCGCGCCGGTGATGTCTGCCTTCGCCCATTCCGGGACGGTTGGGTCGGTCTCCTCGATCGGGTGTGCTGCCAGATAGTCAGCAACAGCTTTTGCGATAGCTTCCGGGTCAGCGCTCCCAAGGCTGTTTAGCTTTGCCATAATTTGATTGTATACATCATCAGGCGGGTCAGCCGGGAAGCCGGTATCGCACAGGATGGATTTCTTGCAAGGCACTCTTGCCGGGGTGGTGGTGTGCAAATCCCCGGCATAAACGCCAATGTTGAAAAAATATGTGCCGCTGATAATCGGAACAGGGCATTTGTCTCCGGTAAAAACAACATCAACATAGCTGTTGTTATAACAGAACCGTGCCGTTTTGTTTTCGTATGCTTCCCATTCTGCATCAAAAGCGAATTTCGCAACAAAATCACTGTTGCCACACACATAAAGTGTTCCGTCTGCTTCTGCTATTTTGTTCTCCACCGATATATTGATAACCGGCATAACAATCGCCCCTTTCAATCAAAAAGATAACAGCGCAGCGCCATAGGCGCTTTACCTATCAAGCGCCCCAAAGGAGTACAGTATTTTACAACAGCAACCAGATGGTCAAAATTGCCGCTGCTGGTGCTTTTGCGCTGCTATCTCAGTAAATCCATTTCTTCAGCTTGCGCCAGCCCTCAACGCCATAGCGCAAAGCCGCCATTGCATCATCTTGAAAGGGGACAGGCTCGTCAAGGTATTCGCCGGTTCGCTCGTCCTTCTTCCACTTCCATTGCTGCATTTCCTTGATTGTATTCACGCAGCAGGGATGCACATATATTGTCCGCTGCTTCAGCCAGTCAATTTGCGCTTTGACAGACCCGGCAGAACCGCCCTTGTCAACGCCCTTGGCGCGGCTGAAACCGCCTTTTTGCCACATCTTAATTCGATCAGGCTCGGCACTATCGCACCACATCTGCTTGTTCGTTGGAATGGCGTGCTTTATAGCTGCCTGAATGATTTCTGACGTGTCTTTCTCAAACAGGTATATTTCATCAAGGATGTAAATGTTATCATCCTTGATACCCAGCAACAGAATTGCGTTTGCAT